AATTCGCCAAGCTTGCTCCAAAGATATTTTAGAAATTCAAGCCCCTTTGCGCCGACTTCCGGCATCCAAACCCTAAGAGAAGTGAAAATCTGGCTTGTAATATCACGAACGGCCTTCGCCGCCGAAGCAACAACCGTAGGCAGTTTTTCAAAGATCTTGTCAAGCAATTCCTTGCCTTTGGTCGAAACTGTCGAAGCAAAAGAAGTCAGGTTTTCGCCTATTCCGTCAACTATTTTTCTGACCTTTTCGGGGATCTCTTTAAGGAAATCAGGCAGCTTTTCCCACAGTTTCCGCAGGAGTTCCATTCCCTTTTCTTTAAAGCCAGCCGCAAGATTCGCTATTGCAGGAAGGACAACACCTTTTAACTCGCTAAATAGTCGCGGCACAACAGCAGCAAGTGCGCTACTCATGCCCATAACTATTTCAACCACACGAGGAACGATATTTCTTGCTGCCGTAATAACCGAATCAACAAGCTGGTCGGACAGTTTGTCGAGATCAGCGTTTTCGTCGGCAATGCCTGTCAATAGGTTCGACCATGCCGCTTTCACGGATGCCACAGAACCGGATATCGTCTGGTCGGCCTCAAGTGCCGTTGTTCCAGTTATCCCCATTTCCTCCTGCACAACGTGAATAGCTTCGACAATATCGTCAAAGTTCTTAATGCTGAGTTTTGTATTTTTCCCGTGTGCTTTATTAATTTTGTTTGCGTCTTTAATAAGACGCTCCATTTCCTTTTTCGTGCCACCGTAGCCAAGCTTTAAGTTGTCCAACATGGTGTAGTTTTGCTTGGCAAAACCCTGATATGCGTTTTGGATGCTGGTTATGTCTGTACCCATCTTGTTCGCGTTGTCAGACATATCCTTTACAGCCATATCAGCATATTGGGCGGCGGCGATAGTGTCACCTTTAAGCGAAGACACAAGCGAAGCAGCGAAGCCTGTGACGGTTTCAAGGTATTCATTTGTTGACATCCCAGCGGATTTGTATGCTTCTTCCGCGTTCCGCAATACAATTTCCTGTCCGTTCAACAAGTTGTTGTATTTGCCTTGAACTTTATCAACGGAAGTTCCCATTGAAGCCGCATATTCTTCAAGAGACTTTCCACCCGCGCCGAATAGCGTTTCAACGCCGCCAACAAGTTGTTCGTAATTCGCGTAATTGTCGAGCGACATCTTGCCGACTTCGATGATTTTTCGCGCCAGTTCTGCCATCCCGGCAACGGCTTTTTTGACAGCTTCGGTTGCAAGGTTGGCAAGAACATTCTTGAAAACGGTATAACCGCCGCTTGCGTTTTTTGCTTCTTCCCCGGAACGCTTCGTTTCTACGCCCAGTTCTTTAATTTCTTTTGCGCTATCATCCGCTTCTTTGCCGCTTTCGTCCGTTGCAGATGATAGTCTGTTAAATTCGGCGGTTGTCGTTTGCAAATCAGTTTTCGCGTTGACAAGTTCGGTCTGCACTTTTTTCAACGCTTGTTCGTTCGTTGCCTGGTTTTGCGCGGACTTCAAAACAGCGGCGGAAAGTTCATCAACTACTTTAGCTTGTGCCTTATATTCATCCGATTCTTCGCCGAGTTCGCGCCCTATATCATCCAGCTTTTTTTGCTCATTTTGAAGCTTTGCTTTCAGCTGATCATGCGCCGCGCCTTGTTCTTTGATCTTGGCAATCAGCTTTGTTTCCTCACTCATAATAGCTTGGATCTTCGCTTTTTGCTCTGTAAGAATCTTGGAATACACTTCAAGCTTTTCGGCATCATTGTTTAATTCATTGCCGTTTTCGTCAAACTTTGCGCTTGTGTTTTTAAGTTCCGCTGAAAGGAGTTTAAGTTCCCCAGTTATGCTCTTAAGAGCCGCTTTGTACTCTGATTCGCCCGTAAGTTTAACCGCGCCACCGAATCCAGACAAAGCGTCACCCCCTTTACAGCCAAGTTTCCTCTTGCAATGCCCGCGCCTTTAATGTGGCATAAGTTACTCCAGCGCGTTGCATCTGCATTTCCTTGTCAAAATCGTCTTTATAATGCTGATATAGCCGGAAAAACATCCGAATCGTAAGCCTTCCGGTTTCTTTCAGCGTCAAGCCAAGCTTTTTTCTTCCGATATACGCATACCACGAAAAGTCAAACGGTTCGGCTGGTTCGATCTCGTCAGGCTCATCGTGGACTATGCGTTTTTTTCGTCACTCTTAACGGATTCGGTCACGGTTTCATGCAACGCGTCCGATGCCGTATCCATACCGACTTCGGACAAAATCCGTCCAACCTGTTTAAGCGTGAATGGCTGTAGTTCGCTGCCCGTTTCCTCATTTTCGATGTCAATACCTTCGTTGAGCATTGCCCAAACTCCGTATTTTAACGCGGCTGCGTCCGGTTCTGCGCCATCCGTAAGAGATCCCCAGTTTTCAATCGTCCCGTACTTCTCTTGTATCGTTTCCATTACGTTCAGATTGAAAACAAGCATATATTTGTGATCTTTATAAGTTAAGCTTCCGCGATAATCACGCATAAAAAAGTCCTCCTTCTTCAATCAACCCGAAAAAAGGGGGGATCGCTCCCCCCCTTATTCACGAATTAAGTGCCGCTGGTCTCCCAGAGTGCATACAGCGTCACGTCACCGGTGGGCGTGTACGGCTCAGTTACAGCCGTGGTTCCAGCGGCGGTCGTGACCCAGCCGCCAAATGTCTTATTGGACGGAGCGATCATGGCTCCCTGTCCGGGCAGAACATTGATAGAATCACCCTCAGCTACGACAGCCGCAGCGGGAGGATTGCCTGTTCCGGTGTTTTTGTCATAGGTGATGGTGTAGTGCGATCCAACGGAGATAAGATAGTTCAAGGCTTCTTGCTTCGTGGAGAAAGTCTTAGCCCAAGACCAGTTCCCGTTGTCAAGCGTCATGATGTCTCCAGAGAACTCCGGCGTACCGAACTCAAGATCCTCGCCGCGGGTCTCATTTTCCTGAGACGGTTCGGAGAACTGAACCTTATTAAGAAACTCAACGACATACTTGGTCACGCCGCTGACCATCTTCGTCACGATACGACCGAGACCGAGATAAGGCGCAGAATCACTGGTAGAACGGATCATTAGACCGTCCTCGACAGTATGTCCAAGAAGCGCAGCCTGAGTGGTGATGTCATCTTCATCGAGGGTCATCGTTACAGTTCCGCTTGCAAAACCGGAATCACTCTCTGCAACTGCATCATCAGCATACAATTTGGCATCGCTGGCTTCAATATCCACAGAGCAGGATACAGCTTTGCCGGGTTTCTTCGCCGCGCCATAGATCGCGCCGCCATCATCGCTTTCGGTCAGTTCAAAATACCGAAAATTGTTCAAACCAATTTTTGCCATTATTCTACCTCCTGCTTATGACAAGCAAAACATAGGGTTTTATGATAGTATCCGGTGTCCGATTCATAGAAGTCAGGCGAACAGCGGGACGGTTCAAACATCCAGCCAGCCGTTTTCATGATCTCCTTGATCTTCCGGATTATGGGGGTATAGTTTGTTTTTGAATAAACATCAAAATCGTAGTAAGTAACGAATCCTTGCAAATCATCGTCGCCGCCATACGAACGGTCAGCGTCAGTTTGCATATAGGTGACATAAGGTTCGCCATGTCCGAGATAGCGCAGGAAAACGACGGGGATCTGTACGCCGTCAACGGCAAAACCATTGAACAGCACTTCAATAACTTCATTCATCAAGCAGACCCCCAGACAACTCACGTTGTGCCTTCATCATTGCCGATGTGATCGCGCCCTTGTTGAACGACTTGCGCATGAAAGGCTGTTTCGGGTAGTTTTTGTGCGCTTCGCTACTGCCATATTCAAACATATTGCAGACCAGCGGTGCAGGTGTTTTTACGCCTTTTTCATTGTTGAAATACCCGTAGAAAGCCACCTTGGTGTTGATGCCATCATCGGACGGTGTTTTGTATGTGACCGTCGTTTTTAGGCATGACATAATGTCAGACGAGCGCATAGCTTCGGGAACATTTGATTCAACCATAGACCGAACAACCGCCGCCCCGGCTTGTGTCATCCCGCCGAAGATTTTTTCGTAGTTCGTCGCTACGCTTTCCATCTCGCGGATGATTTCCGTCGGAAGTTGTACCTTGAAGCTTCCCATTAATGGGTCACCTCCTTGGCTTGAATCTCCAATTCCGTCCCGCGTTCGTCTACATTATTCAAGTATGCGATTTCATAGATCTTCCCGGCATAATGGATCTTCATATCCCTGTTGATTTCAACTGCGGGGTAACGGATCGTAAAATTGGTGTATGCCTTTTCAAAATCAGACCCAGCAGCAATCAAGGTGAAACCGCGTGTTGTCTTGATATTCGCCCATGCCGTTAAAACAAGGGTTTCCTGTTCGCATTGAAAACCCTCTGCATCTTTAACGACAGTTGTCGAATAAATCTCAATTTTGCGGTCATAACTGCCGGGGTTGATCTTACCCTTCACTCCGAGCATAACAAGTTAACCTCATGCAAGCCCAAAATCGTCGTTACCGTATGGTTGACATCGACATCGTCGCCGACATAGTAAACGCGGTTGTCGTACATATCCTGCACAAGGATCAGCACCGCGATCACGACATCAGGATATGCGTCCAATTCCGTTTCGGTCTTTCCGGTGTAGTGCGAACAATACGCCTTCGCCACGGTCAGTAGATTAGAAAGCAAAGACGCTTCCCCCTGACCGTATCCGTCGGGAAGTCGCAGATATTCGGCTACATCCGCAACGGTGATCTGGCTGACCTTCGTGATCGTTGTCATGGTTCCCCCTTAAGTCTCTTCCGCCGTTTCGTCAGCCCAAACCGCATAAAGCGTGATGCTGTCCTCTGGCGTGTACGGGCTTTCAACATCCGCCTCTTCAGCGTCATTGGTTGTTGCCCAGCCAGCAAACTCTTTGTCTGTCGGAGCAGTCAATCCAGTTCCGTCAGATAGTGAAACTGAATCACCAGCCGCAACATGCGCAGCGGCTACGGTTCCCGTGCCACCGTTAGCGTTATAGGTCACGGTAAGGACATCAACATCAACTGTTGCGGTTTCGTACTGAGTTACATCATACGAACCGTTTTTCGTGATCGCCTTCGTCCCGGTCGGGTCAATAAGTTCGTAATCCTCAACCAGCCCAGCGGCCTTCATGGTCGTGGCTTCGTCGGAGGAAACGGTAAAGACTTCGCCGAACGCATGGGAAGTGATGTCACCCGTTGACGCGTTTCTTTCGCTGAACGCTACTTTTGCCTTTACGATTGCCATTTTTCGTTGTCTCCTTCCCCGCCGGTTCATCCATTACACGGACATAACCAACGCGAATCAGTTCATCCCATACGGGAGAGGGGGAAACCTCGCGGATCTCCCCCTTGCACATTGTCGCAACTCCAGAAAATGAGAGTACGGCCTTGACCTTCATCAGGCCATCACCAACTTCGCGATCTTCTGGGCGTTCTCAACCTTGGAATCGAACTCAAACCAGCCGATTACGCCGACAACGTGCTGATCGGCATAACGTTCGCGGAGAACTTCGATATTGATTTCCTCATTAAATTTGGTCGCAAGACCGGACATGTCACCATAATAGATGGCGGTCTTGCTGTGCGCGATCTCAGGCATATTGTCGGATACATAGACATCCTTGCCGAGCAGCTTCGTGCCGTAAGCGGAGTTGATGTCATCCTGAAGGAGATAACGGCCTTCGTTGTCTTTCAGCAGACGGAGCGCGGTGCGCGTCGCCGGAGACATAACCCAGATGGCGTTCTGCTGGAACTCGTCCTTGACCTTGTCATGCAGCTTGATAACCTCGTCCGCCGTGATAGCATTCTGCGCGGCAGCGGTCAGGCTGTTGGACAGATCGGCAAGACCGCGAACCTTGGAGGCTGTACCGTTGAGCAGTTCGCCTTCAATAAACCGCTTGATGGCATAAGCCATGTGCTCAACAATGAAGTCGGTAACATTGAACTGCGCATTGTTGATCAGGCTGCGGGAGATCTTCGTCAGAGCACCAGCGAGGAAGCCAGTCAGGGTAATGCTGGCAAACGCGCCGACATTGCTCTCGATGCTGGAAAACTCAGACTGGTAGTCAACCGTGATGGCAGCGGTGGTTACCGTCTCCGCATAATACGGGATCTCCAGCTGTCCTTTTACATTGTAATGGGTAGACTTTTCGAGAATTGGGCAGATGTCATAAACCTTTTTGATGATCTTGTTGGCGATGGTCTTCGGGATCACCGCACCGTTCGCGTCCTTGCTCAAGACGGCAGTATCATCACGGCTATTCAGGACAGTACCACGGACAAACGCATCAAAAGCGGCTTCCTCCCGCTCTTCGATGCTGCGCTCTTCGTTTTTGGGTTCTTCAACGGCAGGTTTTGCGTTTTCGGCAGAAAGTTCTCTCATGTCATCCTCCAATTCTAGCGTCTTTGCAATACGACGCACGGTGTCGCGGATCTCCGCAAGTTCGGCGGCTTCGTCTTCCGTCAGTTCCCGCTTTTCTTCCTTGGCCTTTCCGAGGATCTCTTCAGAGCGGGTAACAAGTTCGTTCTTTTTTTCGGTCAATTCCTTATAAAGCATGATTAATACCTCCGTATTTCGTCGATGAGTTTTTCAAACTCTGAGTAGTCAATTTCCGGTTCAGTTTCGTCACGAAGTTCAGCGTCTTCAAGGTTTGCTTCCGAGAGATTTACGGGTTGTGCGTCATCCCGGACGGTAACAAGCGTCCCTTCGTATGCTGGGTTTTTCTGCCGGTTCAGCAACGAAACTTCGACCATGTCCAGATCCCGCACTTTGCGTAGCGGGAGATTGGTTTCCTCGTCCGTCCCGGCTTCTACATCCCTGTCATAAAAGCCAAATGACCATCCGACAAGATTACCGTCCCTTGCGTCCCTTGCCACCTCCGCGTCATGGATGGTTGCACGGGCGTGAAGGCCGATAGAATCCTCATGCAATTCAAGATTGCCATCTTTCGTCCCGCCGAGATCGCGGTTTTCATCATGGTTCAGCAAAAGCCTGATATTATCGTTGCGGTCGATGGCTTTTTGAAATGCCCCTTTGCAAATGCGCTCAATAAACTGCCCGATACGTGACCAAAGCGGTTTTGAGTTGCGTTCAACGGCGTTCACATAGCCTTCGACCTCGACTTCGTCATTTTTGACCCTGATTTGCACACATACACCCCCTTTCCATAAGAAACGCCCGTCGAAACGGGCTTTTTTGTCATCAAACTGTCAGATCCCCGCCGTTTGGCACGGTGTTCGGCGCGTTTTGGGCTTCAATAACCGAGTCTTCGCCGACGGTCGCCGTGGTATTGGTATTGGGGCTGTAATACTGGTGTGATGTAATGTCATACAGCACCGCACCCAGACCCACGTTAACGACATCCATACCTTCAATGCGTTCAAGGTTTTCCTGCGCCCGAATTTCATTCGTGGTTAAGAATCCGGTATCTTTTGCCATCTTATAAGCGTCATAGCGTTCTTTTAGGCTGGCCTTGACGATCTCTTTAGTATCAAAGGCAAAATATAAGTCCGGTTTTTCTTTTTCAAGCAGGAGATCCCTATTTAAAGCCGTTTCAAAGGCACGAATGACGGGGAATATTGCCAATTTGAAAGTAAGATCGAAGTTGTCCGAGATATGGAAAAGGGCGTTGATCTCGTCCATCAGCGTCTTACGGCTTTCGTTGATCTGCATTTCAACGCTGGTGTTCGTTGACTCTTTAAAGTCCAGCCCGTTGTTAAGGACTATCACATTGTCCGACCCGGTTTCGTATAGGTTTTTCCAAGCATTTTTAAGTGCGTTGATCTCTTCCTGACCCAACTTTCGCTCAGACTTTAGGAAGCCTTTTTTGCTGCCCCCGGCGGTCATAAGGTTAAGTTGGTAAAGGATCGCACGGTACGCCGTTTCCAAGGCTTTTCCGACCTCTTGCGTAAGCCCTATACCCGTCGCGCCGTCCGTTGTGTTCCGCAGAATTTTAATAAACTCAAACGGCTTGTAGTTCGCGCCGTTGACTTGCAGAACATAGTCCTTAAATAACGGCTGCGCATTGGTCATCACGGTTATAGCGTCGCCGCGAACGTAATAAAGCCCGGTCACGTTGTTCCGTCTGCGCTTGACGAAGCAATACGCCCCGCCGCCCATCAGATAGTCGGCGACCATTGCTTTTTTAAGTTGGTATCCGTCGAGCGTGTCGCCCGTGTCCCCGTTGATCATCCTTACGCGCACATCGTCCCGCAGTTCAAAAACGGAATTATCCTTCCGTTGATACAATCTGACGGGCATTGATGCTATTGCGCCAGATATAAGGTCAACCGCTCCAGATACGGCAGGTAATGTCATTGCTTGTTCACGTGTGATGGTTTCCCCTTCAAGCAACGCTTGAAGCAAAACATCACTAATCGGTGGGGTCAGCGGCGCGTCGCGTTTTTGCCGTTCGCCCCTTTTCTTTTTGCCCATAAGCTTCACCCCTTAAATAACTTGTACAGCAAAATCAGCTTGGTTCAAGAAACAATCTTGTTCTGCCAAATACAACGCGTTGATCAGGCTGACAACCATATCAACCTTGCCCCGCGACCGCTTTTTATTGACATACAAATTCTTGTTTGTGTCGTAAGCGCACCGCGCATTTTGAAAGTTAATTTCAAGCAACGGGTTTTTCTCATACAAAAAAGCCCCCGAAAGGACTTTTTCTTTGAGAAGTTTTGTCGGTGGATGCAAGACGGATGAATGTTGCCGCACCTCAACCACGTTATAACCAGCCGCATCAAGTTTCTGTGCCGTGGAAAGCGCATTGTAGCGGTCATAGCCTATTGCTTGGATCTGTACGCCCAGCCGCGTTTCAAGGCCAAGGATAAAGTCTTCAACTGCCTTGTAGTCGATCACCCGGTCGCCGCATGGAATAACGTAAGGCGTTTGGGTAAGTGTTCTATAGTCCACCTTTTCAAACGCTGTCTTTTCTTCTATGCGCCCTTCCGGGACGAACGCATAACTTGTGGCAAGAATGCGGTTGTCTTCGTCTACAGACACCAACGAAACGCTTGTATTGTCGTTTGTTTCTGAAAGGTCAAGGCCGACATACACAACGCGTCCCGCCCAATCAATATGCGAAACACGACACGCTTGAACATCTTTAACATCAATATAGGTTTCTGTGCCAACGCCTTGATAGACTATATTGCAATGCTTCGTCACGAAGTTTTCCCGCGCTGACTCCATCGCTATAGCGTAAGCGCGTTTTTTTAAAAGGTCTTCCCATATCTCCGGGATCTCTAGAGCGACCGGGTTCGCCTGTTTCAATATCAGGTCATTTGTCTCCCAGCCCTTCACTTCGTCCGGCTCATACAACAGGGAAAAGCGGGTTTCGTCTGTTTGAAGCCCGTCCAAGACTTTTTTTGAATACGCCACTTCCGCTTCAAACGGGTTGTCAATGGTGGGATATTTCGTTGAAACCAAGAAACCAAGCTTGTTTTTGATGTTAAGCTGACCCGACTTCATAGCCTCTATCGGGTATGCAATCGGTAAAGCCCCGACTTCATCGGCTATAAATGCGTTTGGCAATCTGCCGTCCATGCGGCTGGTAGAGTAGGAAAGTGGGATATACTGCGTTTGTGTCGGTTTGAATTGGATGTAGTCCCGCAGTACCTTGAAGCGTTTCGTGTCGCGGAACTGATAAACCGCCGGGGAAGATCGTATTGTCTCGCTTATGGCTTCGCGGATCTCCTTTGACAGCGACCCATCAGGCGCGACCGAATAGAATTTTGAAAACTTCGGTTCTGTCAAGAAAAGCACGATAAATATCGTGGCTATGGTGTAAGTTTTAAAGTTTTTCCGACATATTTCCAGTACGCCCATTTCGTAGCGGCGTTTCTCAAGGTCGCTACGGTAGACCGTGCAGAGCATCGCAGTATAAAAAACCCATTGATAGCCAACCGTTGCGTCGTACAGCGAAAGCCCCGCCTTTAAGCCTTTCGGCATTATCAGCAATTTCAATATGCTTTCAAGCTGTCGAAGCTTTGTTTCGCTGATGCAGTATTTCTTGTCCTTGCCTTCTGCGACCTTAATAAATTCGCGGTATTGCGCTTTAACGTACTTCGGTGTGCTTTTGCGTTTGACCGCGTCTTTGGCATATTCTAAGGCCTTCACGCGTTATCATCTCGCGTGTCGCCCATGATCGCCTTGAGCAAAGGATCGTCTTCCGGTGTTTCCTGCGTCATGCCGTATTCATGCAAAATTCGCATCAGCGTTGCGGTTGTCTTGTTTGCGCTGTCCGTCGTTCGGTTGTAGTCCGTGACCGCCGGGTTTGTATAAAGGTTGCGTCTGCCCTTCACGTATTCCTTGGTCACGACAACGCCGCTTTCACCGATCTCTTTTTCAAGTTGTTCCAAGATGGATAGCTGAACTCTATAGCGTTCAAATGTCGTCACAAAGAAAAAGTTGCTTTGTGCGCCACTTTCTTCGGCAAGCCTTAAGATTTCCTGCGCTTGCTCGTTAAGACTTTTATTCATAGTATTATATTACTCCAAAAATTCAATAGATAGCTAATTTTCGTATTTGGAGG